TTCTTTTAAATGAATTCATTTTTCTCCTTATATTTATATTAATTTGTACTCCGATAGGAAATCTCTAACGTCGTCAGGCAATTTCCTATTTTCTAATTCTACCATATTTGCTTGTTTTTGTGTAAGCCTGCTGGCAGAAGCCCAAGTATGAACCTCTATTTCAAGGTTAGAGTCTTTATTTGTATGAGATATTGCCCCAAATACCGCTCCACAAACGGCATCTGCTAAGTCTTTAGATTTTTTACGAGGGTGATCAACACGATTATTTTTCATAATTTTAAGTTCATTCATTTCTTCAAGCAACAAAGGAATCATAGGTATAGCAATTCTTTCTTCATAAATCATCATTGCAAGATCTTCGTAATGTTTTTTAGCAACCGAAACTGTTTCAGTTTTTATACCAACAGCCTTTAATTCTTGTTGAATATCAAAAGACTGCCATCTATCAAAAGATACCATTCCAATATTAAAGCCCTCTCTTCTTAAATTTATAATCCAATTTTTTACTTCTGATAAATTTACAGGACCTTCTACTTTTGGTTCCCACCAAGCAACGGTATCAACAATAACTATAGGGGCTACTTGTTGATAGTCTTTAATAACTTGAATATTTACCCACTTATCAACATGTGCAATTGCTACAGCACACTTATCGTGTTTTTGTGCTAAGTCAGCATGTACATAATATATTTTTTCTGGATCTGGCTTAAAAGAGAGATCAAATCTTTTATGAGAATCTATTGGATTTCTTAAAGTCATACACTTTTGTAATTTGTCACGTTGTTTAAAAAATGCATCTGAAGAAAAGGTAGGAACACAGGCAAACCTCATCATTGCATCTCCCATATCAGTTAAGAAAGCAATTTTAAAATCTTCTATTTTTCTAGTAGGGTTAACTTCCCATGTGGGTCTTTTTAGGGCAAACATTCTAGGATATTTATAAGACAAAATGTTATCTTCTTCCCATACAATTTCAAACTCATTGTCTGGACTTTTTGGTAATTCTTCATTAATTATAAATTTGTGTCTTCGTTCTATTGTTTCTTTGTCAGCAATTACATCATCATACCGTTTTGAAATAAAGTCTCCTGCATAACGAGGAAATGAAAGTAAAACCACTTTGCCAAGATCAGGAAAACGAGAGTCAACGGTGCCGCGAAATGCTTTGTATATGTTGTCAGCAGTTTTACCTTGTTGATTACCAGTTTCTACTTCTGTTGTAAAACCAGATATTTCATCTAATACTGCCATAAACAAGTTTAAACCTTCATGTGATTCTCTTTCTGAATGTCCAGAATAAACAGTTATAGATTTGTTAAAACTAATTGAATTTACTTTTGCTTCATACTTACCTGCAAACCATGGAGATTTTTCAATTTTATTTTTAAATCCTTTAAAGAAAACATTTTTTGCTTGTTCTGCATTAATTGCAATATTAATAATATCTATTGCATCTCCACCTGGTTTTCCGAAATATCTTGCAGGATCTTTAAGACATAATAACTTATACACAATATAAGCACAGGCAACAGTAGAAGTGTGATCTTTGCCACTACCTTTGCCCAATTGTAAGATGATTTCGTTTTTTGTATATTTTTCATAGTGTTTTGCTCCTTGATCTGTGCCCAATATGGTTTGTAAACTTTCTTTTTTATATACTTGACTCATAGCCTCAACAATGTCATATTGAATACTAGAAAGTGGTGGTTGACCAAGGTAATCTGGTGATTCTACAAAAGTTTTTACGTTTATTGGAATTTCTTCAAATTGTTGATCTTTTAAAACATCTAAAAAATCATTAAACATCGTGGACAACCGTAATTACCTCACCTTCTTTGGCTATAGTAGATAATCTAGTCATAATTAAATCTCTAACTTCTGGATGTTCTGAGGCAATATCACGAAGAATTCCAACAAGAATTTCTTGACGTTTTTCTATTTCTATCATTTCTTCTGCTAATTCTTTATTTTCTAACAGTCCTGCCTTTTGTAACATGTCAATTCTTTTTGCCTCAATGTCCATAACAAGTTTTATGGCTGTATTTTTTGCACTAAGATTTGAAGTCGTGCTTGCCTCATCAATTACTTCATATGCTTGATTAATTAATTTAGTATAGTGTTTGTCTGCTCCAACCAAAGCCTCTTTGGCACGAGCACGAATAGCGTCGTTGGCCGAAGACATTACTCTCCACTCATTTAAATGAGCAACAACTCTTGTTCTTGGCATATCTAACTGTTTTGAAATTGATGTAGGATCATTGCCTTTTAAATATTCTTCAACAACTTTATTTATTTCGTCAAGATGCTGAATTATTTCATTGTCTGTTGTCATTTTTTTCCTTTGCCACTTTTAATAAAATTAAATATCCAATTAGATCGTCAATGTCATTATCTCCAACCATATCTGTGCCTTTCATTAAACGACTTAATTTATCATCTATTCTTACATGTAATTGTTCTATTGAATTTGCTTTGCTAAAAATTCTAACAGGATTTAATGCAGAATCTCCATATGAAATATTTTTTTCTACTAGCATTTGTGCAATTGCCATGCAGTTCATTAATATTGCATTGCCTGAAGGTGCTGATAAAGAGTGCATATACAAATCATCATAAATAAAATGATCAACATCTTTATATACTGGAACTGGCTTCATCGTTTTGATTTCCTTAATCCAAATTTTGCAAGGTATACATAAATAGTTTCTATGCTTACCCCACATTCTTTAGCAATATCTTCTGGACTTTTTTTATCCATGTGATAACGTTTTTTAAGCCAAACTTGGCTTTGATACATTTTAGCACTCATTGTTCATCCTTGTCAAATTTTACCGCTTTTTCCCAATTATTTACAGCCCAATGACCTATTCCTGCTGCATCTGCTACGTCATAATCTAATATTTTTTTGTCATAAATTATCTCTAATAATTTTATAGTTCTTTTCTTTCTAAAATCTCTTTCGTATGCTTTATACCAAGAAACAGATTTGTCTGGATTAAAGGATCTGATCTGTAACTGTTCTTCTTTTGTTAATTTTTTATTACCTAAAAATGATTGCCAAGTAATTGGAGATACACGACCAATTATTTTTATACCAGCCAAACCAATACCACCAATAATTGCTCCTTGTACTAAAGCAAGATCGGCAGCAGTTTTTGGACTATTCATAAATACTGTATGCTCAATTACTACAGCATTTAAATTTTTATATTGATTAAAAAATGCTTTAGTTTTTGCAGTTGCATCAATTGTTTTTTGATATATGTCATTTCCTTGTAAATTAATTTTGCCATGCCTATCTAATTTTTTATCAACATAAAATGCAAAAGCAATATTGTTTGTACTGGCGTCTATGGCACATATAGAAAATGACTGATTAGTTATCTTGTTCATATTCTATGTATCCTTTTAATTCTTTTAACATTTTTTCTACCGTTTTCCATTGTATATTGCAATTTGAGCAAAAACCAGATTCATTATAAATTGAAAGTTTTGCCCCACATCCACCTAAACAAATTCTTTTTTTGCCAATTCTTTTTTGAATCCTTGTTATTTGATATCTTTCGGCAATTTTTTCTTTAGTTGCTTTATTTCTACAGTCAGAACTACAATATATTTGATAAGTTACTTTAGGTTTAAATGTTAAATTACAATATTCACACTGCTTCACTCAATTCCTCCATAGAAGCAATTTTAACTATGCCACTACCTTTTTGATCGCATATTTTTTTAACTGGACATTGTTTACAAATTTTAGAATTTGATCTATAATTTTTTATTGGTAATTCATTTTTCATCCATGAAGCACGAACATTTATCATCCAATTAAATGCGTTGTCTGTCCATTTACGATAATAATCATCAGCGTATATTGCAATTGGTAAAAGTTCATGATTATTTTTATTTTCATAAATAATAATTCCATGTTTATGTTTAAGAATTTTCATGTAAATTAACAACTGTATAATATGATCTTTTTTAGCCTTTTTGTTAAGTTTTCTATATTCAAAAACTTCGCTTGGTGCAGTTTTTATTTCTATAATTACTTCTTTTCCATTCCAATTAATTATTCCATCTCCATGTCCATATATAGGAGGATTTTCATTTTTTATATCAAATTCTGTTGTATTTTCTATTTCTTTTGTTTTAGAATTTTCTTTTTGAAATATTTTTGTTATTCCAGATTCAATTAAAGCATTTTGAATTCTTATGTGACTAAACGTTCCATTACTTCTGTTTGCAGCACCTTGGGCATCTGTGTTATCTTCAAACATGCTACCTTCAAATGCAAAATACCAATATCTTGGACATTTTCCATGACCATATGCTAATGATGATGGAGCAAAAGAATATTTAATTGTTTGTTTTGGAATTAAAGGCTTGGTATATCCAGATTTTATTATATCTACAAGTCCAGTTAAATCAAAATCAACTTCTTTTTGTTTTATACTTGTCTTTTTTAACATTATTTCTTTTAATAAATTTTTACTCATATTTTCCTTTATTCTATTATATCAGTTAGCGTATTGTGTACTTTAGTGCAGACACTAAATTATTAATTGCTTCGGCAGAGGTATAGTAAATATTTTTTTTACTCCTATTGCCTTTGTCTACATTTGCCATCCATGTAGCCTTTAATGACATTTTTGCTGCAATAGCCTGTAGCCTTACAATTTCTACCGTTACTACGTTCAAAGGAATGTCTGGCTTAAGAATAATTTTTGCTATAAATGTTAAGGCTGTTGTTAATTCATCATCTTGCATATAGTCTGCAATTTCTGTCAAACCATTAATCTGATCAATTGCATTTTTTTGTGTATCGTCTGTCATTTTGTTTCTCCTGTTAGTTGATCTAATAATTCAAATTCTATTATAGCAAGTCTTGTTTTTTTGTTACCTTCGCCTAAAATAACTACAATTGCTGGAGATTTGTTTGTGCCAGCCTGCAAAGAATCCGTAACGGCCTTAGCCCAAATTTTTTGATTAATAGCAAAAGATTTTTTTGTTTCTTTAAAATCAACAATAAAATTTTTCCAAGTTGCATCACCTTTTTTTATGTTGCGACCAGAATTTTTATGCTGTTTAGCATTTATTCTTTTGCTTTCACTTTTTTCGCTCATAGTCCCCTCTTTTTTTGTATCCAACTTGAAAAAGTTTTATTTCAGATAAATGTTTATTTTTGCACATCCATGATGCCATACCAGTGCTCAAATAAACTCTCATAGTTTTTACCTCTTCTTTGCATGTTTTACAAGGAAATTTTCCTGGATAAACACTAAATTTTTCAGACATTGTTTAATTTATTTTTCAATGTTTGTTGAAAATTTAAATCTTCTTTAACTTTTTTAATGAGACCATCCATACCTTGAACT